GTCTTAGGACTGGACTTGCTGGAGGCGCTCAAGGAGGCGGTACTGGTGGTGCTGGCGCTGTGCTTCTTTATTGGACAGAAGGATACTAATTATGAAATACGCATGGATTGAAAACGACAAAGTTCGTGATGTTGCTCACGATGAGCCATCAAAAATCTACCATCCTGATGTTGCCGCACTTTATACAACACAAGTGCCTGATGATGCTGTCAATGGCGATGGTTGGGTAAACGGCGTTTTGGTTAAGCCAGTTGTTGTTGAGCCAACACCTGCACCTCGTGAGTGGACTGCTGACACCTTCCGCGCTGGCATGACGCTTGCAGAAAAGACTAAGTGGGACAACGACAGCGCACCAGAGATTAAAACTGTCAAAGCAGAACTGCCTAAACAGTTGGCTGGTGCTACTGAGTTACTTGACTTCTTGGTTGCATCAAATGTAATTTCTCAAGCGACCGCTACCAAAATATTGGAGTAAAAAATGACAGTAATAATTGATGGGTCTGCGGGGATAACGACCCCCGGCGTAACTGACACAGGAAACCTCAGTGTTTCAGGCTCTACAACGCTTACTACCCCACTGCCTGTTGCTTCTGGTGGTACGGGTGCAACCTCGTTGTCTGGTATTGCTGTTGGCAATTTAAGTGGTGGTTCCAACGGAACTATTCCTTATCAGTCAGCAAGTGGTACAACACAAATGTTGGCAGTCGGCACAAGTGGTCAGGTACTGCAAACAAATGGTGCTGGTGCGCCAAGTTGGGTAACACCTAGTGTGGGTGCTATGACACTTATTAGTACTCAAACAGTTACTACTCCTGCAAGATATTTAACTTTTACAGGTTTATCAACTTATGACAAATATTTATTAATTTATCAAAATTTAATTTTAAATAGTGCAACAGCGGCACTGCAGTTACAAGTTGGCTATGGAGGCACTCCAACATATATAACAACTGGTTATAATAACTATATCCTTTACGGACTTTCGGGAACTGGTTATTACAGCACATATAGTAATAATAATACATTTGGCATTTGCACTGGTATAGGCGCATCAACAACAGGCCCGTTTAATGGAGTGATTACATTGAGTGGGATGACAACATTAAATAACGTAAATATTGATTTTGGGTCATTTGCATCAGGTGGTACAAACTTTACTGGTGGTCAAGGGTCAGGCAGTGCAAGCACAGGTGCAAATCAAATTACTGCAATTAGATTAATTGCAAGCGATATTTCTTTTGCTGGTTCAGCGTCTCTTTACGGTATTTCATCTTAAAAAGAATAAATCATGGCACTAAATGACAAAATTAAAGCATATCTTGCACAATCCAACATTGCGTTTACAGCGGGTGATTACCAAACTGGTCAACCAGAAGGTCAAGAAGACCAAGTGTTGATTTGGAATACAGAAAAGTTAGGTATTCAACCAACACAAGAGCAATTGGACTCTACTTACGAAACATATCAAACAAATTTAGCATTGGCAGAACAAGAAAAAATTAATATTAAAGCATCAGCCCACGCTAAACTTGTTGCTCTTGGTTTGTCTGCTAATGAAATAGCATCTTTGGGAGCATAAAACATGAACCTACAACTTCCAATTGAAACAGTAAACCAAGTCCTTGGCTACCTTGGCACACGTCCTTATCAAGAAGTGTTTAGCCTAATTCAAGCAATTCAGGATGCGGCAAAGCCTCCTGTTGTGCCAACTGAAGATCAAGGTAATGTCTGACACTCACGAACTAGCCACAGAGACTGACAAGCGCCTCGCGGTTCACGAAGCAATTTGTGCGTCCCGTTATGAGGGCATACAAAAGCGTTTTGACGACGGCTCCAAGAGAATGCAACGCATTGAGTACATTTTGTATTTAATTGTTGCAATAACTCTTTTAGGAACTGATTCGGTCTCTACGCTTTTGATGAAACTTATTATTCGATAGGGGTGCGACATTGACCCCTTTAGCATCCTCCTCGCCGCGCAAACCGCTTTTGGAGTCATCAAACAGGGGGTCGCGCTCCTTCACGATGGTCGCATGGCGGTCGAGTCTGCTAAAAAAACTGTTGATCAAGCGATTGACGATGTCAAAACTATCAAAGGTGTCTGGGATTGGTTCCTTGGGTTTTTTAAGTCATCCGACAAGACAGCCGCGCTCAAGCCTGTGGCGCAAAAGAAAATTGCCAAAGCCCAACAGTCTTACGAAGAGTTTGAAACCAGACTTATCAACGATATTGGTACAAGCCTCGGAGTTTTGTTTGACGCGCAACAACAGATTAACAACCATTACCTTGAACTAGAAGAAGAATCAAAGACCAAGTACAACCCTGAGCAAAACACCTCAAAGAAAGCAACGGAGAGGGTGCTTATTGAGTTGCAGATGGAAAAGATGATGGAGCAGACGAGGGAGGCAATGGTGTATGCGCCTTCTGAACTAAAGGATTTGTATAGCCGATTTCTCAAAATGCACGCCAAGATTGAACGTGAACAAGAGTGGGCTAAGTCAGAAATGATTCGTAGGGCTAGGCTGGCTAGATGGAAGAAGGAGCAAGAAGAAATTCGATTTATTGAGTTAACAAGTGGGGTGGTCGCCGTGGTGGTTATATCTTCATTCTTTGGGTGGATCATGTGGGAACTACAAAACTTGTCTGGTGGATATTGATAGGAGTAGCAATATGCGTAATTGTGGGAGCAACCTCGATGGCATATGTGGAAACCCTATACATGAAAGCGCAATTAAAACAAGAAATTAAAGAATTGCGTAAATTGAAACGTGAACTAAAGGAACAAAAATGATACCTATTGGCGCACTTTTAGACATTGGCGGGAAAATCTTAGACAAGGTATTTCCTGACCCAGCACAGGCAGAGCAAGCCAAACTCAAATTGTTGGAGATGCAACAAAATGGTGAGTTAGCAAAACTTAATGCTGACGTGGCTGAAACCCACGAACTTACAGAGCGCCTCAAAGCGGACATGGGTTCTGACTCTTGGTTGTCTAAGAACATTCGCCCAATGGTTCTTATATTCCTTTTATTGGCATACACAGGGTTTGCTATTGCCTCGATGTTTGACTTTGAGACTAGGGGTAACTATGTAGAACTCTTAGGAAATTGGGGCATGGTGGTGATGTCGTTTTACTTTGGTGGTCGTACTTTTGAGAAGATAGCCGACAAGGTGAAGAAATGAGTCTGAGCGAGCACTTTACCCTTGAGGAAGCAACTTATAGCGAAACTGCTATACGGTTGGGGATTAATAACCAGCCCGATGAGCGCCAACTGGCAAACATGAAGGTGGCGGCAGGGCGTTTAGAGGAGGTGCGAAATGTCACAGGCGCTCTTCGTATTAATTCTTGGCTACGCTTGCCCGATGTTAATGTTGCTGTTGGTGGTTCTAAGGTGTCCAGCCACATGGATGGTTGGGCTATTGACTGCTCTTCTTCTGCTCACACTCCTTATGAACTATGTCAGATTGTTCTAAAGGCAGGCATCAAGTTTGACCAAATGATTCACGAATATGGGCGGTGGATGCACATATCCTTTGCGCCTGAGATGCGCCAGCAAGAATTGACCATCTATAAGCCAGAAGGAAAATACAAGATTGGCATTCTTACTGAAGCCCAATACCATGCCAAAGTTGCCTAAACAAGGTCTAGGCAATACAATAACCTATACCAAATTCTTGGAGAAATAGCGTGACGACTGCTTCGGTAATGACATATGACTCCTTGGTCGAAAACATTCAGTCATATCTGGAGCGTACTGACACCGCTACGCTTGAGAAAATCCCTTTGTTCATCATGCTGGCAGAACAAATTATTGCCAGCCAAATTAAGTTCTTAGGTAATTTAACCGTTGTTGAATCCACAATGGTTTCCAACCAAGCGGTAATTGATAAGCCAGCACGTTGGCATAAGACAGTTTCGTTCAACATTTCAGTGGCTGGCGCACGTCAGCCTGTTTTGTTGCGCAAGTATGAATACCTTCGTGAGTATTGGCCTGACGCGACCAAGACTGGTATTCCCGCTTATTTTGCGGATTACGACTACACCCATTGGTTGGTTGCACCAACTCCTGCTACAGCCTACACTTTTGAAGTGCTGTATTACGAGCGCATCCAGCCTTTGGATTCTTCTAACCAGACGAATTGGTTCACAATTTACGCGCCCCAAGCGTTGCTGTATGGGTCTTTGTTGCAGGCTATGCCGTTCCTCAAGAATGATGAACGCATGGGTATGTGGCAACAAAACTATGACCTCATCATGCAAACCTTGATGGCAGAAGATAAATTGAGATTGGCTGATCGTCAAGCCGTAGCGGTGGACACATAATGAGTTACAACAGCCCTTTTACTGGTAACGTCATCCAGCCAACTGACGTATCGTATAGTCGCATCACGCTGACTAATGATTTGCAATTGACGTGGCCTATCAACGGTTCAATTGCTAATGATTCCGCGGCTCGGGTCATGGAGGTGTCAACCACTTCTACGGCAAACGAATTGTGGATGCCTCCTGCTAATCAAGCCTCGGTAGGTCAGGATGCCTTAATTCGTAACGTCGGCTCTGTTGCTGTAACCGTCAAAGACTTTACTGGCGCAAACACAATTGTTACGGTTGCCGCTGGTCAGGCGCAGTACATCTACATTACAACCAACGCTACCACGGCTGGAACGTGGGGCATTATTGCTTTTGGAATTGGCTCTTCTGGCGCAGACGCGGCTACATTGGCTGGATACGGGCTGTTGGCTATTGGTCAGACATTGAACCAAAGCCAGCCCGTAACGACTTTCTCTTCCAGTTACACCGCGCTGACAACAGACCGCTCTAGCACTTATGTGTGGACTGGTGGTGCTGGAACTTTGACTTTGACCCTTGCGTCTACGCTTGGCGATAACTGGTTCATGTTTGTGCGCAATAACGGAACTGGTGCTTTGACTGTAACTGGCACAAGCGGAAACCTAATTAACGGGTCTGCTTCTATTGTTTTACAGCCAACTGATTCTTGTATTGTTGTATGTAGCGGAACCCAGTTCTACACAGTTGGATTGGGTAAGTCTACGCAATTTGCGTTTACTCAACTATCCAAGGCTGTTGCGACTGGAAGTTATACGCTGACAGCGGCAGAGGCTTCAAACGTCATTCAAAAATATACTGGAACACTGACGGGTAATGTAACAATTGTGGTTCCCGCAACGGTTCAGGTGTACTACATCCTTAATGAAACTAGCGGTGCATACACCCTGACCATTTCAACTGGTAGCGGGGCAACTGCCGTTTTAACTGCTGGCAGTCAAGCCACTTTAGTTTGTGACTCTGTCAACTTATACAACGCCAATACGGTGTTGGCTGGATCATCAAATATTAGTTTGAACAATGGCTCTGTTGGCGCTCCTTCTTTGAATTTTTCATCAGAAACAACTACTGGTGTTTACCATGCCGCATCGGGTGAGTTCAATATTGCAATATTGGGAGCACTGCGCTTGACGGTGTCTGCCGCTGGAATTGCTGTTGTGGGTACTGGAACATTCTCTGGTGGGATTGCTGGCGGGACTTATTGATGACTAAAAAAGTTTTTTCAATTGATACCCAGCCCGGCATTCAACGGGATGGTACTTTCTTCGACAAAAACTTTTACAGCGACGGTCGTTGGGTTAGATTTCAACGCGGTCGTCCACGCAAAATAGCAGGATACCGATCTATTACTCAGCAAGCAAATGGAGTATCTCGGGGAATTTTTGTTAACTCCGCTGACGGCGTGAACCAAGTTTTCAACGGATACAGTTCTGGTCTTGAGGTTATTAATGTTGACAATCTTGGCATCGGTGGCGGTGTAAACCAATTTGTTTTTAACGGTTTTATTTTGACGCTCAACACTCTTGTGGGTGGTTCTTCGTATACCAACGGAACATACACGGGAGTAACTTTAACTGGCGGCTCTGGCACGGGTGCTAAGGCAACGATTGTGGTTGCTGGCGCTACGGTGACCACTGTGACTCTTACGGCGGCTGGCGATGGCTATGCCGTAGGCGATACCCTAAGCGCAACTGCGGCAAGTATTGGTGGCACTGGCAGTGGGTTTTCCATTAAGGTGGCAACAATTAATAATGGGTTTACGGCAAATGCTTTAAACCTTTGGCAATTTGATTCTTCTTTTGACTCTCAAGGTTCTGGGAATCAGTTGTTGTTGGCGCACCCCGGGCTTAACTTGGCGCAGATTGACCAAACCGTTGCAACCCCAGTTTTGGCTGGAAAAATTGACGGTTTGGCTATGCAACCTTTGCGCGACATTAATGGAACAACCCCTACGAATGCAACCATTTCTGTTGCTGGTGGAGTGGTTGTTTTGCACCCATACGTTTTTGTGTATGGCGACAACGGTCTAATTAAGAACTGTGCCGCTGGTGATCCATACAATTGGAATAGCGCGGACTCTAACGAAGCCAATGTTGCCTCTACAAAGATTGTCAAGGGGTTACCCGTAAGAGGTGGTTCTAACGCTCCATCTGGTTTATTTTGGGCTTTAGACTCGTTGATTCGAGTTTCTTATACGCCTACAACAATTAGCGTCGGCGGAACATCATCGACGTTCTATTGGCGCTATGACATTATTTCTAGTCAGACGTCTATCTTGTCATCGCAATGCGTAATTGAGTACGACGGAATATATTACTGGATTGGCGTTGACCGATTCCTGCTATATAACGGTGTGGTTAAAGAAATTGCTAACACCATGAACCAAAATTTCTTTTTTGACAATCTGAACTATGCGCAGAGTCAAAAGGTCTGGGCAACAAAAGTTCCTCGTTTTGGTGAAATTTGGTGGTTCTATCCTTCTGGTAATTCAGTGGAGTGCAACAACTGCATCATCTATAACATTCGAGAAAACTGTTGGTATGACGCTGGTTTCTCTGATGGTGCTAAACGCACGGCTGGATATTTTTCACAAGTTTTTCATTACCCCATCAATGCTGGGGCAGACTTGACTATTCAGGCAACGCTGTTTGCGGCAGACATTGCCACAACAAATTCAAGCGCTACCGTGACCATGTCAATTAATAATCAAATTGCAAACGGTCAATTGGTGGTGGCAACTGGAGTTCCTACAGGTGCGTATATTTCTGCAATTGTGGCAAATTCAGCCGCAACAACTGCAACGGGTAGTTCTGGTGCAAGCATTATTACGGTAGCAAGCGCAACGGGAATTTTAAGAAGTCAATTGGTGACTGGTACAGGAATCGGTACTGGCGCAACCGTTGTAAGTGTTGTGGGTACAACTATTACTTTGTCAGTTGTAAATTCTGGCGCAGTATCTGGCGCGGTTGCGTTCTCTGGCAACACCTTAACGCTTTCTAG